GAGGCTCTAAACCCCCCCATTAATTTCACCTTAAGGAGAATGCTATGGCTACACGCACACCTGATGATCGTAAGATTATCTTGCGCAATATTCGAGAAATCGAATACACTGCGCTTGTCGGGTCTCTTCAAAAACAAGGTATGATCTCTTCGGAGTCACACTTTATTGAGAATTTACCCGGACTCTCTGACGAGGACCTAGTCCTTGTCATCTCGGAGTTGCGTGAAACTTTGCGTTCTCTCGGTGGAATGAACAGGGTTCGTTAAAGTCTCGCGATTCTTAGCTTTCCGGTGGCCTAGTCAGCCCCCGTTCTTAGCTACACCACAGGAGTAAACCCATGGAGCTGCCCGACCCAACCAAAGACCAGAAATATCAGCGGATTCGTACATCGTACGATATCGTTGCTACGCCTGTCCATCAAGAACGAACCTATGCCGACTGTGTTAACCAGCCCCGCTGGACTACCACAGGAAGCCAAGGTTCTGCCCTAAATGGTACAAGCAAAAGTATGGTTGATTGGGTTGTACCGCGCTTCGTCCTTAAACAAAAACGTGGAGAGAAATTCTTCAACGATATGTTTAAGGAAGTCGTAACGGTAGGGACAGTTGGTTCAGGGAGTAGCATCACAGCGGTACCAATCGCTTGCAGCCTTCCGGGCGTTCACGCCCAATGGAGGGATGTAGGTGGTCCGACGGTCCAGAATTGGATCCCGGCCGTTGCTGCGAACTCTCACGGGCATCAATTGCCCGTTCTGAACACGGTCTTAGATGATGCAGAAATTCTGCGGATTCAAAAGATAGTCTCCACGGAAGTTATCGCGAAGCAGGGCACCACCGGTCCAGAACTCTGGGAAGGTGTTGCTCAGTATCGCGAGGCGATAGGTCTTCTTGAGAACCCGTTAAGTCGCTTAAAGGGCCTTTCTTCAAGGCTTCTTCAAAGCGCTCAGCGGGATCGTTTCGGTCGTGGCCTCCTGTCGGAGGTCTCGGCCGGCTATCTTATGTATCGCTATGGTGTTCTATCAGCGATGCAGGATATCAAGACTATCCTATCTAGCCTGTCCAAGACGACAGGTCAGCAGGAGGTAACCTCGAGAGCTAAAGAGCAATTATTCGCTCAAAAGCTTACGACGGGAAATACCAACGACGGTTTGGAGAATGTTTTCTGGCGTTGCCAGTCATCAGACTCCGTTACAGTCCGTGGTATGTCCCTCGACCTTGGCGATGTTAGTTTTGCTAACAACCTTGGTTTCTCGATGAAAGGTTTTGCAATGTTGCCATTGCAACTCACTTCGTACTCCTTTGTGGCCGATTGGTTTAGTAATCTGAGCAGTTTCGTTCAGAGTACCTTACCCGTCTTGGGGTGGAAACATCTCGGTAGTTGCTTGGTTACAACGCGGCAGAGTCGGTCCCTCTATGAGGTTACCGGGTTTACCAATTTGCAACCTTCAACTTACTCGTTCAATGTTGGACCTAACGGTTCAATGTTTATTGATCGAGTTACGACGACTCGCTCGGCGCTACTCCCCGCCTCCTTTGAGATCGTATCGGATTTTAAATTCGATAAGTTCACTAGGGTTGCGGATGCTGCAGCGCTTGTGGCGTCTCGCTTTGTTAGAGTCGGTGGCCTTGTTGGCCCTAGCCCTAACAATAGTGCTTTCCGTAATAAGAAAGCATATAAGGATTGGGCGGATACGCTCAATTTTTCATCAAACTAACCTGAAAGTCAAAATGACTCTTTCGATCAATGCCAAGACCTACACCGGTGATTCTTTTCAGAAAGATTCCGTTGGTTACACGGGACCCAGCAACACGTTGTCCGTTAAGGACTACGTTAAGCTGTCCCGGGTCGCCCCGAAACCCTCTGTTACTTTCTCCGGTGTTGCTCGAGTCGAAGCGAAACTTACCCGTACGCTTACGCTGACGGGTGCACTGACCCCGACCTGGGATGCGATCTTCGCTGTCCCTGTGTCGATTCCGGTCGGTGCTGCTTCTGCTGACATCGATACTATGTGCGCTGATATGGGAGCTTGGATCGCCTCTGCGGCGTTCAAGAATCTGTGCAAACAGCAGCTGATTAACCAGTAATGGTTGTTTAGCTACCAGATGTACAAGTTCGTGCTCTCAATTACAGTCGTCCTCGTGGCGGCTGCAGTTATCGCGCTCTCGCTCATTCCAGCTATGGGTGAGCGAAATACCAAGGAGATTCGTTATGAACCCCGCGGCGTATCGCCAGCAACAGCTCCTGCGTCTGAGGACCCAGGAACTGCGACGCAACTGCTTCGATCTTTACGTTCGATGCTTGGCGCGTCTGCTTGATAGTCAGAAGGAGCATGTATTCCTTAAACCCCTCTCCGTTGCCGTGAGGCAGAAGAGGTGGGCCCAGGTGTACAGTATCGCTGATTCTTTGTCGCAACAGCAGTATGCGACGGCCACTGAGCATTATGTGGCGAATCAATTCACACTTCTAATTAAGAAGTATCCCTGGGATTCTAAGCTTGTCGGCTTAGACCCTGAGAAAACGGCCGTTGATTCTTTCTTTAAGGCTGAACGCCGAAACGGAAGGATAAATCGGAAATTTTCGATCCTTATGAACGACCCCTCACGGGATAAGTTCAGGCAGGAAGGGAAGCGCGCTATGGCTTGGATTCGAAACCTATTGGGATCGACTCCGAACTATCGTGCTATCTTTAAGGAATGTGACTTCGGCAAAGGAGCGTCGGTTGGCGTCCACGGGAATGCCACTCATCTGATCCGAAAATTATCCTCGGAACAGAAGTGGACCGTGACGCCCGGCTCAATTCACCACGCATTCGGTGGGTTCCTGAAGAACTACCACTATCTAGAGACCTTATTGGAATCTAGAATTTATAGTGATGGTTCCAGGATAACCTGCCTCGATTACTGCGGTGCCTTCGATAGGTACGCAGCGCGAGTGAGTGTGGTGACAAGCAATAAACTTGGCTTCGTGTTGAAGACAGCGAAGACCCACCGGTCTATTGCTGTAGAACCGCTGCTTAATGGCTATGTTCAGAAAGGTATTGATCAGGTATTGAGGAAGAAACTCCTTAGTATCGGGTTGGATCTATCTGACCAAAGCTTGAATCAGAGGCTCGCCCGTGAGGGTTCGCTGAATGATTCGCAGGAAGGTTTCGTTACGATTGATTTGCGCGGCGCTAGCAATAGCGTCTGCTTATCTCCCGTAAAGTACCTTTATCCCCCAGGCTGGTTTGACCTATTAGATAGGACTCGCAGCCACTACCTCTCATGGAAGGGCACCGAAAGGCGCTATAACATGCTCTGTAGTATGGGGAATGGGTTCTGCTTTCCGATTGAAACGATCACATTTGCAGCGATCTGCCACGCTTGCGGTTGTGGCGAACCCGGTAAAGACTTTTCAGTCTACGGGGACGACATAATCGTTCGACAGGCTTTCGCTCCGCGGGTGCTAGAAGTACTAAAGCACTACGGTTTCGATACAAATGAGGAGAAGACCTTTCTTAAGGGTCCTTTCCGTGAATCGTGTGGATCGGATTGGTTCAACGGTGAGGACGTACGTCCCTTCACCCTTGATTTTGCTCTCGACTCTGTCGAGAGCCTCTTCAAGTGTCTCAACCTAATGCAACGTAGTCCTAGAACTTCGCAGTTCTTTGAACCCGTTCGGCGTCTACTAGTAGACGCTGTTCCAAGTGATTTCCGTTTCTTCAGGCCCCTTCCGGGGAATGTCGATTCAGCTATCACTTCATTAGGGGATGAGCACCTAACGTCTCCACATTGCGTCTTCCAAAAGAAGAATGCTACGTGGCGATGGCGGGAGCTTATCCATGAACCCGTGCGTGATTTTGAGCGCATACGGTTCAATGGACATGAGCCATGGCTCATGGGTGTTGCTCTGAGAGGTTCTGCATCGATTCCTTTTGGTGTCCTTGCAGGTCTTCCTGAAGTCACAATTCGGCGTAAAACCCGTACGAAGGTAGCTTGGGAAAGCTACTCGTCAACCAGCAATTGGTTGCCGACCCTAGCGTGATGGTGAGTCCACGCTAGTCTTCCAAACTTGAAGCCCGCCAGATATGGCACGCCTCTTGTTTTGGTTTGGGGGTATCACTACCTTAAAAGGGGATCTCTTTGCAGAGCAATCTCCACC